CTTACAATGATAGTAGTTCAGAGAGTTTTTAGAGAGAAGGATGACTGACCTTATTCGTATATGTTCTGGATGTGGAAAAGAAAAGAGATATAAAAATAAACTAACATACAGTATAGCTGAGAAGAAACAAAGTCAGTGTGCTAAATGTGCTCAGAGAACAAGAAAGAATAAAGAAGATGAAGCTATCCAAAGGTTCATACTAATACTGAGAGAGAAAAGAAAATGATAATAGTTATTGACTGGTTCTTATTCTATATTAAAGACTCAGCTAAAGAACTGTTCTTTAAACTATTCAATATATCTAACACCAAAGAAAGCCCTCCTCTTCAGCCTCCTTCGGAGACTTCAGAGTCGTTGGCTAAAGAAAGGTGGAGAAAATATAGAGAAGAAGTTTCTAAGCTTCCCTCAGACTCAGAATAATATACTAAATATACAATATATTCCTTTACATTTAGTTCATTTGGTGCTATAGTATGTATGTAAGGTTGATAAAGACTTTACCAACAACAAAGGAAAAGAGAATGAGAGAGTACAAGAACATTATTATAGTGTTGGATGATGGAGAAACTTACAGCGGAGCAGGAGCTATTTTGGAAGTGAGCGATGAGGCTCTTGAACTTATTGAAGATGGTACAAAGCTAAGGCATCTTGACGATGAGTTGGACACTACACAGTGGGGCAGAGTTATTCAAAACATTGGCTATGAAGAGGGAGAGACTGTCTTTGGTGCTGAGGGGTTGTGTAATGTCTAAGCATCAAAACATTATTGTAGTATTGGATGATGGAGAAACTTGGTCTGGAGCTGGAAGTATTTGTGCTATTAGTGATGAGGCTATGGAACTATTGGAAGAAGGTGTAAAGTTTAGGCAACTAGATGGTGAGTTGGACACAGATAACTGGTGTGAAGTTATTGCTGAGGGTGGATACGATGACTAAACTACGGCATACTATATTAGTTTTAAATAATGGAGAGAGTTGGACTGACGAAGGACACATAGCAGAAGTAAGTGATGAAGCCTACAAACTATTGTGTGATGGAGTTAAGCCTAAACATTTGAAAGATAGTAATAGTTTCAAAGTTAAAAAGACTTTCATTACTAGTAAGCTAACTATAGAGAGAAAATAGTATATACAATATATTAATATATCCTATACTTATTGTATGAGGTTGATAAAGACCTTATTAATAAAGGAAAAGAAATGATATTATCAGATGGAACTATTGGCAGAGTAGATGAGAATGGACAGTTTATTAAGACTGAAGATGAGACTATAGTCTTTGAAAGTTTAGATGAGTTTGCTATAACATTTCTAATGCTGGAAAGGTTCAGAGATAAAGATAAGTATAATAAGTTAAATGGTTGGGAAAAGGACGCAATACATAATGGATATAAGAGTGAGCTAAGAGCTATAGCTTATATGGAGCAGCATATACTACCTTATATGGAGCGATGGATATTACCTGAACAGTTGGAGTTAGACCTATAGTAATATGCCTACCCCCCCTTTATACTACATATTGGGGGGTTATGTTAGGTAATGATACAAGGATATCACTTTTATGAGCAAAAAACTTTCATTAAGTCAGCTTATTGACGCTTTACCCTCTCCAGATGTAAAGTCTGGAGATTTAAAGTCTCTTATCCTTCAGCTTATTCTGGATACTCCAGATGATAACCCTACAAACCATTTTGCCAATAGGTCTAAGGTAAAGTTGGAGGCATTAAAACTATTAGCAGACATTAATAGGAATGATAGTGTCTCAGACTATGAGGCTGACCTGTTAGATATTCTTGGTGATAAGGAAGATGAATAACTATTTATTTATACATTTACCAGCGCCGCAATATTGGCAAGAAAAGCCAGATAATATTATACAAACAGAAGAAACGGCGCAGTCCAATATTATAGTTATAGACTTATATGCAGAAGAAACTACAGACAGAGATAGAGAAGTGTAAGAATGACTTTGACTATTTCTGCTATACATATTTAAAGATAGTAGATAAGAATGGCAAACTTGTTCTTTTAAAACCTAATATAGCCCAACAGAAGTTCCTTTATAACTTAGAGGATAACCCATGGATATATTGTTTGAAAGCTAGACAGTTAGGTTTGACTACTATCATTGCAGCAAAGCTATTCCATAAAGCTTTATTCACTCCTAACTTTAAAGTGGCAGTGTTAGCTCATACCAGAGAGGCGGCGAAGTCTATCTTCCAGATATACAGAAGATACTATAGTAACCTTCCTAAGTTTCTCAGGTTCAAAGCAGAAGCTGCTAATGTTAATGAGTTAGTATTCTTTCATGGAGGAATGATAAAGGTAGGCTCTGCTTCTTCCAATAGCTTCAGAGGTTCAACCTATAACAGTCTGCATCTAAGTGAGTTTGCTTTCTATGATAACATTGAAGCAACCATTCAGTCTGTCTTCCAAACAGCAACACCTAATGCTGCAATAATACTAGAGACAACGGCGAATGGTTTAAATGATGCACAAACTATCTGGAATGACGACAATGGCTTTAAGAAGCTATTTATTTCATGGTTACAAGATACTAACTATTCTTCTAATAAAAAAGTTAAGTTTAGCAAGAGTGAAAAGAGCTATATTGGTCTTCATGAACTGGAGCCCAAAAAAGCAAATTGGTTTGCAGAAACACTGCGAGGCAAATGCCTCAACAATATTAATACATGGAATCAAGAATACCCGATTACAGCTGAGATAGCTTTTGTAACTTCAGGTAAGAAATTTTTTCCTATTACATATCAGGTAACTCATAATGAAAGAATTGGTTGGAAATATTACAGAGACTTTAAAAAATATAGAACGTATGTTATGGGGGTTGACACTGCTTCTGGTAGCCCTAGCGGTGATTTTTCAGCAGTGGTAATTATGGATGTAACTGACAGAAAAAAATCCGAGGTTGTTGCAACCTTTTACGATCGAGTTCCTTTGAAAGATTTTGCTGATCAAGTTCTGAAGGGACTAGCACAATATAATCCATTGGCAGTAGTTGAATCTAATAGTTATGGTTTAGCGATTATTGAGACTCTACGAGAAGAAGGATATGCCCACCTCTACCGTAGAACGAAATATGATAAGATCTCTAATCGCTGGACAGAACAATTAGGCTTTGCCACAACCAAACAATCTAGACCTGTACTATTGTCCAGGCTACACCAATGGGTTGCTTCACATCAATTGAAAATTAATTGCCCCAGGCTCATGAATGAAATGAATACATTTGTTTATAATGAGCTAGGAAAAGCAGAGGCTGATTCAGGCAAACATGATGACTTGGTTTTCGCAGCTGGGTTGGCTTTGATTGGATTGGATCAGGTTGATGACTATGAAGAAGAAGTACAAAAGGAAGCTGCACCAGTTGGACTCAGAGCAAAGTTAGAATGGGAATGTGCAACGGGCAAACTATATAAGAATAATCAGGAAAATTTTTTTGATGCAAAAAACAATTGGGAAGATCGTGATATGGTCGGACCAATGTCATAAAAGATCTGGGTCTTTAAAACCCTGTTAACCGTCAATTGACGTAAAAGGAGAATGAGAATGAGTATGCTTAATGATGAGCAGAAGGCTGCGTTGATGAATCAAGTAGTAATTGATACAGCTCCGTCCGAAGCTGCAGCAGTGGAAGTTGCGGTACCAGACGTTAAACCAGAACAGAGTTCCACACAACAGGAAGAAAAGAGTGTAACGGTTGAGGCGGAAGCCCCAGCCCCACCGACGGAGGTTGAAATTGATGACAGCTCTCCCGAGGTACACAAGGGACATCGTGTTCCTTATAATCGTTTTAAGACTGTCTTAGATGCAAGAAATAAATTCAGAAGTGATGTCGATGGTTATCAATCAAAGATTTCATCTCTCGAAGAAAAACTAATTGCTCTACAGAAATCTCAAGCGCAAACTCCCTCGGCTCCTCCTGCAATTCAAGAACAAGAAGAAAGGTCATGGTTAGATGATTACTTGGGTCAAGGAGGAGAAGCAGCTGCCCCTGAATGGCAGCAGCAGTATTCTTCATTAGACCAACGTCTTTACCAATTCGAAGTTGCACAAGAGGAAGATAATCTTCGTGCAGAATTGGGAAAGATTAAAGAGCAGTTTCCTAACGTGCCTCAAAAAATGCTTTTGAAAGCTGTTATCAAAGATCCCGATGTGGATATTTTTAGAATGGCAAGTGACTATACTGCATATGTCTCTGGTATTGAAGAGGGTGCAATTGCACGTTATCTAGAAGGTCAAGGTGGGCAGCCTATAGCTGCAGCTCCTGAAGCTCCTCCTAGACCTCGAACAACTCCTTCGACGTCGTCAGGAACAGTTATCAAGCCTAATAAAAAACCGAGTAGTGTGAAGGAAGCATCTAATGCTCTTCGCAACATGCTTAAGAAAGACAATATTTTTAAAACATAAAATAAGGAGGTTTAAAAAATGGCTGCTACATTAGCTAGTTTTGCGTCAATTCTTAAAGAATTTTATCTCGGACCTATTCAGGACCAACTTAACGAGGAAACTCTGGTCTGTGATTTGTTCGAAAAAGCGTCAGTCGATTGGAATGGTCGACAAGTAATCATTCCCTGCCATGTGTCCCGAAACCAAAATGTTGGTTGGGTAGGAGAAAACAATGCACTCCCTGGTCCCCCCGTCGGAGCCGTGGGTCCCGGTGGATCCCAGCAGGGCTACGTCAACCTTACTGTTACCGCAGTTTTCCTATACGGTAGATTCCAGATCTCTGGTCCTGCCATGGCATCCGCTGGTAAAGGTGGGGCTAACTCATTCGTGGGTTGGGTCGATGGTGAGATGAATAAGCTCGTCAATGATATTAAAAACAACTCCAACCGTGCTGCCGTTTCTGGTGGTCGATGTATTGGGTTTGCTACTGTAGATGCCCAGCTGGACCCAGCTGTTGGTCCTATTGCTGTCACCTTTGATGGTGATCTCATCAAGGCAGGTGCTCTGGTAGGTATCGGTGCTTTGGCTACTGGTCATGTAAGACTTATCCGAATGGATACCTACGCTGATCAGTCCATTGGTGGTGCTGGTGGTACTCTTGATATTACAGCTGTTGGTCCTGGTACTATTACCTTGGATCCACAGGTCGGTGACACTCCTGGTGTTGGTAACTTCCCAAGAGATCCTGCAGGAAACATTATTCCTTCAGCGGTGGTTCTGACTGATGCAGCTGCGGCTGCTCTGGCTGTTCTACCCCCAGCTGGTCCTGGTCTGGATCCTGATACGGAGCCAGTTGGTATCTATGGAAACTTAGGTCTTCCTGGTGATGCTGGAGTTGGTAATGCTTATGCTGGTGCTGGATGGTTTAACACCGATCGTACAACGGTTGGTGGTGCGGTGACTGGTGCTCAGACTCTACAGTGTGGAGATGGTGATCAGCCCTTTGGTACCGGTATTCCCGTTAGTAATGTTGTAAGTTTCAATCAAGCAGAAGCAACCCGAATTAACTTGGCTGTGCCACAGCTACAAGCTGTACTAGATCGCATGACTCTGGCTTCAGATTCTGAGCCTGATGTGATTTTGTGTAATCCACTGCAGCGAACTCGTTTGACGACAGTGGCTAATGCTC